CCTGCTGATTTCATTTGCTCAAAGACATAGCGGCTGCCATATCCAATGTCATAGGCGTGTGACTGCCCTTCTTTGTGTGGAAGACCCTGACGGCAATCATTGTCACCGCGATCCAGGTCTGTTAGGTGAAGCTCTTGCTCGAAAGTGAGAAGAAACTCGGAGCGATTAAGGTATCGTTCAGTGTTCATCTTATTCTCCTACCAAGTAGTATTCTGACACACTGCATTCTTCACCGAAGCGATTGCTCACTTTGATTCGAGTCGAGTCTATCTGGTATCCCTGCTGCTTTAGGTCAAAGATTCTGCTGGCTAACTGGGTCACTCCCAGTGATGAGAATGCCTCCAGCGATGTGATGGTGTTTCCACCTTTGAAGTGCTCGATAATTCTTTCACGTTGTCCCATGTTACTCTCCTTTAATCCCATGTTGCTTGTACATCATATCACGTTGCTCACTGCTGCGGGCATAGCGATCAATCATGCCTTGCATAAAGTAATCAACTTCCTTTCTATGTGCTTCCATCTTTTCCTTCTCATAATCCAAGTCTTCTTGGGTGGGTAGTGGTAGCAAGGGGCGCTTCTCATAGTTTTCCAGATCATCTGATCTGCCGCCAGTGATGTCACTCATAAAGCTATTGAAGCATTCGTCTGGGCTACTGGTTCTTGCGGGGTCTTCATCTCGATAGTTCATAGTTTCTTCCTCGTTGTGTGAGGTTGTAATTTACATCAGGCAAATTATTATGTCAACACCTATTGCAAATTAATTTACAGATTGCTATTATGTCACCTCACTTAACAAAGGAACAAAGCATGAACATTATTAAAGCGTTATCTTTCTATATGGAACAGCAGGGTTGGACTAAAGCAGAGTTGAACCGCCAGTCTGGCGTGAACCTAGCAACCATTAGCCTAGTAATGAACGGTCATCGAGGCGCATCATTAACTACTATGAAGATGTGGTCAGACAGCTTCGGTATTAAGTTGAGCGAGTTTGTGGCAGCAGGAGAATAGTATGGAGAAGAAAGGGTACTTCGCAATTATCCCTGCATCTGTCAGATACGATAAGCGTTTACCTGCCAATGCCAAGCTGCTCTATGGTGAGCTAACTGCTCTGTCCAATGAGAAGGGATACTGCTGGGCTGGCAATGATTACTTCGCTGGCTTGTATGAAGTTAGCAAGACATCGGTGAGCAAGTGGGTAAGCGCATTGAAGGATGCAGGTTACATTCAGATCCAACTTGAGTATGCAGAGGGTACTAAACAAATCTTACATAGGTATATAAGAATAGTTAAAGACCCTATTGAAGAAAAGTTACATACCTCTATAACAAAAGTTAATGACCCTATTGAAGAAAAGTTAATAGATAATAGTACATCTAATAATACATCTAATAATACAATGAATAAGGGGGTTATCACCCCAGAAAAAAAGGTAAAGAAGTCGTTCGTTAAACCAACTCTTACCGAAGTCATTGATTACTGTAATGCAAGTCAGGCTAACATAGACCCACAGGGGTTCCTTGATTTTTATGACAGTAAGAACTGGATGATCGGCAAGAACAAGATGAAGGACTGGCAGGCATGTGTTAGGACTTGGAAGCGGAAGGAAGCTGATAAGAATAGAGAACGCCATGAAATGGTTAAGGCCAAGCAAGACAAGCAGAACGAGCAGCTTAGAAACAGAACTATTGAACACCAGCTAACTGATACAAGCTGGGCAGATTAAATAACAGGAGAGAACCATGAGAGCAAGAAAATACGAAATGAAACCAACCCCAATGGGCGCAGGCCGTGACCATCCCAACACCAGACTGATTAGGTGGGTAGGTGATCGCACTGATCTGGGACTGGTAAAGAATGAAACCTACACTTGGTCAGAGCTAGGCGCGGCAGTTGGCATTGTTGCCAGCAGTATGCGAGGTCGAGTGAGAGGCGCATCTGAAGTAAGTGACTGCCATATGTGGGCAAACGGTGAGCGCAAACCCAAGGAAGAGTGGGGTGTGACTACCATTGTCAGATGCGAGAGCAAGGCAGATAAAATCTCACAGAAATATTTGAGGATTAAGCTATGAACTTACAGCAAATTTTTGATAAGACAGCCAGTCACCTGTTAAAGCAGGGTACACAGTCTGTTCTTGAGGATAGTGACACCTGTGCGTACAGAGGTCAGGATGGATTAATGTGCGCTGTTGGTTGTCTGATTAATGAGGATGCCTACAACTGGAGCCTTGAGGGAACTGCTATTGATGATTCCCCAAACGTCCAAAGGGCATTGAGGCATAGTGGAATAGAGTTTGATACGGATGGTCAAGTTATGCTCTTACTGACTAGGCTGCAAGCCATACATGATACAAAAGAAGAGAGCGACTGGGCTGCCTCGCTTGGTGAATTGGCAAATGAACTGGGCTTGAAGTTTAATATGAGGATGAAGATATGAGTCTCAATTACAATAAAGACCTGAGCAAGAAAGAAATACAAGCAGCTTGGGACTACGCATTGCTAAGTGGCGCAAAGCATGGGGTCAAAATGTACAGGGTATTCTATGACTTTATGAATGCTATTGGTAGTAACGCGGCTGACCTGTATGGCCTGAACTACAAGAAATATTATGAGCCAGAGTTTCAAGATTTTTTTGATGGCCTTGAGCTTAATAGGTGTCGAGATAGGCAACGTGATGGCAGGTTAAGTTGCGGGTTTAAAATGAATGATGCTCTATCCTTCGTTGGCGCAAGGTGTTTGCCATTGCAACTGGCATTGCTGGATAAGCGTGTTGATCTTGATGAGATAGTTGCCAACGTCAGACATTACAAGTGGGTAAGAAAGAACCACACTGGCAAAAAACAAAAGAAACGCACTAACGACTCATACCGATACGTTAATCTTAAGAGCCTAACTTTTAAAAACCAATGGAGTACAGTGAAATGACTCAGGGTGATTACGTCAAGATCAGCTCGACCACTGAGGTTGAGGCCAAGCTGAAGCACTTAGAGGCCAGGATTAGGGGGTGGAATTACCAGTCCCCCTTGACTGTCAAACTAGCACCCTTCAATGACCCCACTAGCCTCAGTCAGGATGCCCTATTCAACATATGGTGCAGGGAGATTGCCGACCAGATGAAGAAGAAAGCACCTGAAGCAGACGCTGAAGCATGGAAGTTGTGGTTGAAGCATAAATTCCTTGGCACATACGCTGTAAAGGTGGGCAGGGAGTCGATTGAGGGTCAGGTCTATGCTACCCCAAAGGGCAAAGCTAAGATGGCTACATTCATGCATAGCGTCCTTGTATATGCAGATGATAAATTGCGTGTTAGACTCAGCGTACCGAGAAACTCAGAGTACGTAAAGGTCAGGGAAAATGAGCAAGCTAAAGAATCCAAACAGAAAGCCAAGGAAGAGGGAGACAATATCAAGCCTGATGGAAAAGGCAGCAGTAGACCTGCAAAAGCTCGTTCGCCTGAAGGGGAGCAACAGTGGGGGCTTCTCTAGGTGTGTGTCCTGCAACAAGTGGGTTCACTATAAGAACTGTGACGCTGGCCACTATTTCAGTCGTCGGCATCTCAGGCTCAAGCTGTATGAAGGCAACATAGCGATCCAATGTAAAGGCTGCAATATGCGGATGGGCTGCCCCACTGTCCACGATGAATACCGCACCTATATGTATGATATGTACGGAGTTAGAAGGGTGAAGGCCATGAAGCGATTAACCAAGTGGTCTAAACCTAAGTTCACTATGGAGCAATTAAAGCAGTTCAGGAAAGAAGTCAGAGCTGAAATTAAAATCCAACTGAAGAGGCTAGGAGAATGATTGAAGATCAAACACCATTTATTCAGATAGTTTACGAAGAGATAGAAGAGTACGGGCTATACGACCACAAGATAAAGCTATTCAACCTGATGGAAGCGGCACTCAATGGAATGTGCGGCAAAGCCAGAAAGGAGATTGATGAATTGTGGTGGGAAGTTCAAGACTACAAAGAAAAATTGGCTATACCACCAGATGAGAGTGAATTGGCATTGCACCACCCCACGATGTCTGTATAATAAAACGCATGGCAGGGTTTGTACAATTTCACTGCCTATACAGTGGATATGTATGTAGCATGTTTTGTCTAGTAGTGTAGTACCCTTTACCCCGCCTTGTTCTCCTGCTTGGCGGGGTTTTTTTGGCCTCAACTATTGCAACTGGCAGGGTTTAGATCCGCCAGATTATGTAGATTATAAGGCCGAAAATAACATAGCCCATGGTTACACCCGCCACCATTGCAACGAGTGCTAGTGCGTAGTCTTTAATTTTTTGCATTTTCTAATCCCTCCATAATGAGGCTGTAATATTGATTGAAACGGTCTTGAGTTTCCTCACTGTAAGATTGATTGCCGTCAGAATCAGTGATCACCTCTTTTTCGTAGTAATCCATTTCTAGCATCTGATCCGCCAAATCGCAGGCATATTCTACGTTATTGGTTATTAGTGTTTTATTTTCCATTATTTCGCCCCTTTATATTGATTTTCAGATAGTACAGCTTTTATATACTCAGCCGAAGCGCAAACTCGCGCCCCATTAGATAGCAGACAAATATCGTATGGCTCAATCCCTATAATCTGAAGCCAGTCAGAATCATTCCCATAAAAATTGTCATGTAATTGGATATAGTCACCCACAAATAAAATCATTGTTTTATTTTCCATTGTCTAAACTCCTATTGCCAAATTGCAGGGCTGGTTTTTTTATTGTAAATCTTGGCCGAAACAAGGGCTAAATCAAAAGCGGATTGATCAGCCGTTGGGTTATCCGTGTACCATGTACAGGTTTTCGTGCTCCGGTTGTGATGCTTAGTAATGAATCCCATGCTCTTAGCATTTTTGGGAATGTCAGGCCGTGGCGCTCC